CGCACGACATGGGCGTGGTCGAGTTCACCGCCGAGCAAGCGATGACGCGCGCAGCTCGCGCGGCGCAGCTCGGCTATCAGTTCCACGTTGGGCAGCAATGGGAACAAAAGGATCAGATCGACGCCGGCCGCAACCTTCTCTCGATGTGCTGGTTCGACGAGGCCGAGTGCGCCGAGGGGATCGCCGCGCTCGAGCAGTTCCGGCGCGAGTGGTCTGAGCACCTACAGCAATACATGGACACCTACCGGCACGACGAGAATTCGCACGCTGCGTCGGCCTACATGCTCGGCGCGATGATGATGGGGTACCTGAACCGCGGCCGACCCAAAGCCCACCCCGTAGGGAACGTCCGCTTCGCCACCTAACTGCCTACAAGTGCCTACGGCTTTCGTGAGCCTGTAGTTGCGCGCGTAGGCAGAGTGCCTTATCGTCCGCGGCACATGGCTGTCCTCGGACTGTTGAAATTTCAGAGCAATCGGGAGATCGACCAATCCCGCCAGGGCGCGCTTGTCGTGCCGAAAAAGGCCACCCCTCTTTCGGAGCTGCCGGGGCTCGTCGGTCACGTTGAGAAGTTCTGGCAGTCGGCGCAGACGGCGAAGCTGCCGATCGAGCGCCAGATGCTCAGGGCGCTCCGACAGCGCAACGGGATCTACGAGCCCGAGGAACTGGCGCTGATCCGCGAGTCGGGCGGCTCCGAGATCTACATGATGCTCACCAGCGCGAAGTGTCGCGCCGCGGAGAGCTGGCTGCGCGAGATCCTGCTGCCCGAAACGGATCGACCGTGGGGGCTCGACCCGAGCCCGATGCCGGATCTCCCGCCGCCGGTACGCCAAGCGATCATTCAGTCGATCGCGGCCCAGGCGATCGCGGCCGGATGGGACATCGACGACAAGCGCATCGACGACCGGCTGCTCAAGGTCAAGCAGCTCGCCACGAAGAAAATGAAGGAGATCGCCAAGCGCATTGCCGAGCGGCATGAGCTGGTGATCGAGGATCAGCTCGCGGAAGGTGGGTGGGACACCGCGCTGTCGGAAATCATCTACGACTTGGTGACGTACCCCGCGGCGATCATCAAGGCTCCGATCCTTCGCAAGCGCAAGTCGCGCCAGTGGGTGTCGATGCCCGATGGAACGTGGAGGGCGATCGTCAGCGAGAGCCTCAAGCTCGACTACGAGCGACGCAGCCCGTTCGACATCTTCCCGGCCGCGTCGATGCGCGACATCCAGAAGGGCAACCTGATCGACCGCTATCGCTTCACGCGCGGCGAGCTGACCGCGTTGAAGGGCGTGCCTGGGTACTCGAACGAGGACATCGACGATGTGCTCGAAATCTACGGCGACAAGGGCTACAACTCGCGCGCTGCGAACGATCTTGAGCGCGCGACGTTGGAGCTGCGAAGGCACGAGGACTACGACCCCGAAGGCACGATCGAAACGATCAACTTTTGGGGGAGCTGCTCCGGCCGCATGATGTTGGAGTGGGGCTTCCAGACAGGCCAGGATGTCGGCAACGACATCAGGGCGAACCAGGAGTATCAGGTCGAAGTCTGGAAGGTCGCAGGATTCGTCATCAAGGCAGTCGTGAACCCCGATCCTCTCGGGCTCAAGCCGTACAGCAAAGCGTCGTTCGAGGAAATTCCCGGTGCCTTTTGGGGCTACGGTCTGCCGGATCTCGGCCGCGATGCTCAGGGGATGTGCAACGGAGCGGCGCGCGCAATCGCCAACAACGCGAGCGTGGCGAGCGGCCCCCAGGTCGTCATGTACGTCGATCGTCTTGCGGATGGCGAGAGGCCGACCAAGCCCTACCCCTGGAAGCTGTATCAGATGGTGAGCGACCCATCGGGCTCGAACCGGGAGGCGGTCAACTTCTTCCAGCCGCAAATGAACATCAACGAGCTGCTGCTCGTCTACAACCACTTCGAGCGGGTGTACGACAACATCAGCGGCTTCCCGAACTACACCACCGGCGACTCGCGCGCCACCGGCGCGGCGCGCACCAGCTCGGGCCTCGCACAGCTCATGGGCAACGTCGGCAAGGGCGTGCGCCGCGTCGTCGCCGCGATCGACCGGCACATCTTGAAGCCGGTCATCATGCGTACGGCCGACTACAACATGGAGTTCAACCCTGATCCGACGATCAAGGGTGATCTCACCTACGTTGCCAAGGGCTCGGCCGCGCTGCTCATCAAGGACAGCGCGCAGATGCGCCGCCGCGAGCTGCTGCAAGCGACGTTGAATCCGATCGACGCGCAGATCATCGGCGTGAAGGGCCGCGCGGCGATGCTGCGCGAAACGATCAAGGCCGCGGATATGCCGGCCGACGAGATCGTTCCCGACGACCAGGATCTCGAGCTGGCGATGGCCGCGATGCCAGCGCCCTATCAGATGCTCGGAAAGACCGGCCCCAACGCGCCAGGAACGACGCCAGGGCCACCGGGACAGGGTGGCCCCGATGGTATGTCGCCCGAGGGCGGAACGCCGGAGGCGAGCGCCACGGTCGATGCTGCCGGCAATCCGGCGCAAGGTACCGAAATGCGCGAGGCGACGATTGGCTTTGCGGACGGCGGCGTGGTGCGCGGCAAGGTGGTCGACGGCGAAGTGCTGCCGGCGCTACCGCCCGGGCGCTACATCTTCACCCGCGGCGTGCTCGATGACGGAACCCCAACTCTGGAACTGGACGTACTCGAATGATGACGAAGGACGCGCTCGCCACGATGCTGCGCGCGATCGCGGCGCGCAACAACGTGGTCGGCATCTACACGAACGAAACCCCGCCAAGCTCGGTGCACGAGATCCAAGATCCGCTCGGAGCGAAACCGATCCCCCAGGACGATTGGCTCGTTGACGAGGCCAGCTCGCAGCTCCAAACCAAGGGGCGCTACACGTTCAGCTCGAACGGCCGCATGGGGATGATCTACGGCTACTACATCGCCGCCGGCGACAAGCTCGTGCAAGTCACGCCCCTGGCCGCTCCGGTGCCGTTCATGACGAACGAGGACAAGCTGCACGTTCACCCGCGCATTCGCGCGCGCGAGTGGGCATAGGAGGCTCGATGTATACGATGCTCGGCAAGCACCTGATGCTCAACGCGATGAAGGCCGCGGCCACGCACATCGGTATTTTCGCTGGCGAGGCGCTGACCGCGTGCACCGCGAGCGCCGCGAGCAACACGTTCACCAAGCCGGCGCATGGGCTCGTGGTGGGCCAGCCGGTGATGTTGCAGGGGCTCAGCGCCGGCGAGGGCGATGGCCTGTTCAACAACATCCCGTACTACATCCTCTCGATCGCCGGCAACGACTTCAAGCTCTGCGACATTCCAGGCGGCGCGGAGATCGACTTCGGCAGCGACTCGCCGGATCTGACAGTCATCAAGTTCACCGAGCTGGTCGGCGGCGCGCCGGCGTACGCGCGCAAGCCGGTGACATGGGACAACCCCGCGATCGGCAACGTGGACAACACTGATCCGAACATCCTGTTCGACATTCCCGCCGGCAACACGGTGCTCGCGGCCGGCGCGTTCGATGCGGCCGTGGGCGGCAACATGCTCATGCTCGACATGATCCCGCCGGAGGCGTTTGGCGGTCAGGGCATCTACGATGCGACGGACGCGGATTTCCACCTGAACCTGGATCGCGTTCCGCCGTCGTGAGCCACCACGCCGAGGATCGAGTCAGGGAGATCGTCACCACCGAAGGCGTTGGCGATGTAAGCGTCGGCGTCGTCGCTGCACCAGCCAAGCACTTCACGTTTTCGGAAGCCGGCTACGTTGACGGCGACACGTTCCATTACGTGATGGAACATGAAGATCAGAACATCAACGAAGTCGAGATCGGCCTGGGGCAATACAGCGCACCCGTAGCAACGGGCGGCGTCGTCACCGAGGCGAACGGCTACCGCATCCACACCTTCAACGCCGGCGGCGATTTCGTCGTGACCGATGGCGTGGTGGGCCTGAACGTCGAGTACCTCGTCGTCGCTGGTGGCGGCGGTGGAGGCGACGGCGGCGGTGGCGCTGGCGGATACCGCACCGGCGCGATGGCGATGAACGGCGGCACCTATCCGGTCGTCGTCGGCAACGGTGGCGCGGTCGCCACGAACGGCGAGGATTCCTCGTTCAACGGGATCGTGTCTGTCGGCGGCGGCAAGGGTGGGCCGTACGCCGCTGCAAATCAGCAGGGCGGCGATGGTGGATCTGGCGGCGGTGGCGGGACGCTCAACGCGGCCCCGTACACCGGAGCTGCTGGCGGCAACGCTACTGCCGGCCAGGGCAACAACGGTGGAGCTGGCAACAATACCGCCGGCGGCGGTGGCGGCGGTGCTGGACAGGCTGGTGGAGTTCCACCCGACAGCAACACCGGGGGCAAGGGCGGTGACGGCCTTGCAAGCTCGATCACCGGGGTATCGGTTTACCGTGGTGGCGGTGGCGGTGGCCGCGGCTACGCGACCGCTGGCGGCGCTGCCGGCCTTGGCGGTGGTGGGACAGGAAATCGCGGCAACCCGAACACGGCTCCTACTGCTGGCACGCCGAACACAGGTGGCGGTGGCGGTGGCGGCTTGGAATCAGCGCCGGCCGCTGGCGGCTCTGGCGTTGTGATCGTTCGCTATCCGATCGCCAACGGCATCGTCGGTCTGCCGGGAAGCGTCAAGCGGCTCGAAGTCGTGCGCTCGAGCAACAACAATCTGCTGGTGCCGTTCAGCGCCGGCAACAAGCACATCTACGTCGCCCCGCTCGCGTCGCGCATGGCGTACGGGCCTGGGAACAAAATCTATCTCGCGGAACGGAGCTTCTGATGCCAGCGAACGTAAACCCCATCTTCATCAAGACGCCGCAGAACCCGCAGGGCCGCGCGACGGTAGCGAACGCAGCGCGCGACGGCACCGGCACACTCGCGGATCTGTGCGTCGCTGGCCCGAATGGTGCGTTCTACGCTGGCTTTCGCGTCCAGGCCGAGGTCACGACAACGACCGGCTTCATTCGCGTGTTCGTGCAGAAGGGCGGCGCTGGCAACTTTGAGTTGAAGTGGGAGATTGCGGTTCCAGCGGTCGTGCCAGCGGTTGGCGTCACGGCAGCGTGGTCATACGAGATTTACCCGCAGGGAGGGATCATGCTCGGCGCGAATTCAGTCGTGAAGTTCTCGACCGAGAAAGCCGAAGCGTTCAGTGGACACCTTGAGGGTGGCGGTGATTACTGATGCCGAGCTACGCGCAAGCGCAAGAGAACGCGATTGCGAATCTGCGTCGGCTGTGGCGAACGAATGACCTGAATCGCGGTTGGAGCGTAGGTGGCTTGAAGTTCCAGCTTTGGTTTTGCTACATCGAAAGCCAGAGCAGCATCATCAAAGCGCAATTTCTGTGTCCAGAGCCGCATCTGATCGACCGGCTCAATCTCCCGGCTAGAGGGGCATTTGTCACCATGCCATCGTTGAGCGGCGCGTCTGGATTCAATGGCGCTAGCGTGGGCTACGAGGCAGCGTCCTACCACATGCTTCATTTCGACACGATCAACGAGCAAGATCCAGACCGGTTCAACGGTATCGTGTCCATCAAAATGTATGACGGCGGTGCTGTCGTTCCGCGCCTGTGTCCAAGGTACAAGACGATTGACATTGGTGGCGTGACGAAATCCCGCCTCGTAATCGGGTGCTACAACGACATGACCGGAGGCCAGATGGCGGCGAACTGGCCCACGTTTCTCCCGAACACGCGGCGCATCGGCATTCAGTTCATGGGCTTCCTTCGGTGAGGCGCGACCTGTCGCTGCCGGGGGTCGTGCGTCGAGCGCGAACGCTCGACATGGACTGCATCCCGATGATGGGAGATCTCAAGTTGCAGTCCATCGGCATCAACATGCGCTGCAACGCCGGGGTGCTGCAACACGCCTACACCACGCCGTTTGGCGGCAAGCCTTGGTTGGCAATAGCCGACAAGTTTCGGAACAAGAGCGCGGATTGGACGAACACGCCTACGCTCGGCGCGGGGCAGGGATTCGTCAATGGCGTCGGTGTCGTCAACGAGCGGATCGTGTTCGACACCGAGCCGCTGAACGTGCTCGCGCCACGCATCATGGATCATGTGACGCTCTCGTACTACCAAGGCAACAACACGCGCGTCCTTCCGATTGCCGGATTCCGTTCGGTGAACGTGCTCGGTGACACCCAACTGCGCTTCTGCATCTGTCTGTATAACTACGGTACGGGTGCGGCGGTGAACGTGACGGCAGCGGGGTGGCTGGGCGGCATCAACTTGGCGCAGGGCTATTTTCAATACTTCGGGTTCCTGTGAACGAGATCCAGCGCGGCGGCGTGTTCACGCAGCACTCAATGACGCCGATGGCGTTCATGCGCTCGTTTGGCTTCCGTGGATTGAAGTGGCAGAGCTTCAAGTTCGGGATTCGCAACTCGGGCGGTGTTCTGCAATGCGCGTTCTTCGACCGGATGCTCGACGTTGCGGCTGGCGTCACCACGGCATGCCCACCCGACATGATCGACCGCATCATCAACGCCTCGCACGAATGGCGCGCGTTGCCGACGCTCACCGCAGCGCCGTTCGGCAACGTGGGTGCGGGACTGCACTCGGGCGGTCAGACGGCGGGGCAATTTCTGTTGTTGAACACGCGCCCCCAACCTGTGTCGCAGTATTGGAGTCTGCTGGTCATGGCGCACACGCGCTATCAAGACACCAACACGACTCGCCAAAATTTGTACGCCTACCTCGAAAGGTACGATGTTGTCGGATCGGGCCAGATCTATCGTCCGCACTTCTTGATGACCAACGATCAATCGTCGGGCTACCCGCTGTTCAGCACAGGGCAGATCCCGGCCGGCAAGTTGATCGTGTGGGACATCGGGATGTTTGTCGCATAGGCCATGTTTGGCGGCGCGCCTTGGGGGTCGACACCTTACGCGGCTGATCCGCTGCCGCTCACCCAGGTCGTCCAAGGCGGCTTCATCACCGAGGGCGGCGGCGGGTTCGATCTCGCCGGCCGCAAGCGCGCAGCCGGCACGTTCACCTTCTCTGGCGGCGGCGACACCGGGGCGATCGGCACCGGCTCGGAGGACAGGCCGATCCTGTTCGCCGGCGGCGGCGAGTTCATCTTCAAGGGCTTCCAGAAGGACAAGAAGGCCACCGGGACGTTCCTGTTCGGCGGTGGCGGGGTGTTCCAGCTCACCGGCGTCGGCACGCAGCCGCCCAGCGGCGGCGGCAGACGCAAGCGGCGACCGAAGCGGCTCACAGCTGCGGAGGTTCGCGCGCTCGATCGCGTGTGGCTTGGGCTCCCGCCCGAGGCCAAGGAAGTGCCTACACCGGGGGAGTACGAGGTTGTAGGCATAACGGAGTTCAGCATCCAAGACACGAGCCGCGCGAGCGTCGAGTACGCGACGCGCAACCACGGCAGCGCGGCGTTCGTCGACGACCTGGACGCCTCTCTGGAAGTGAGAAACGGCGACGATGCCGAAGTGTTGTTCAGCTCTGCGAACCAGCCGGCCATAGACGTTTCGCCTGATCTCGAGCCCGAGCTGGTGCACGTTGCCTCGCGCTCGGCAGTGTCCACGGATCTGTGGATGAACCGGCCGATCTCCAAAGACGAGGCGCTGGCCGCGATCGCCAAGGCGGGTAAGCGTTTGACAAAGAAGCGCCAATAGCCTGATTATCCGCGCCAGGGCAAGTAGAGGGGCGTAGGCAGTATGTATTTTCGGAACACCGCCGGATTTCAGGGCGACGCCGATCGTGCGTTCGCGGCCCTACGCTCCGACCCCGACTTTCTAACCATTCTGGCCTTCATCGAACACTCGGTATCCGAGCTCGATAGGTCGAATCGCGCGCAAAACGACGATGTGACCCTGCGACAGCAGCAGGGCGCAGCTCAAGCTCTTGCCGAGTTCGTCGAACGCGCGCGTGGCGTCAACAGGGCAAGGGCCACCGATCTGAGAAAGATCGGGTGATGCGTGACTACAGGCTCCCCGCAGGGGAATACCTCGTGGGCAAGACAACGAACACCGTGACGACAGGCTCCCACCGGGAACACCTGACCCCAATCGGCTCGTGAGAGAGGCACATGGGACTTCCATCCGCAGTACGCAAGAGCGCCGATAAAGCCGCAGAGTTGATGCGGTCGCGCAGCGGGGCTCCCGCTCAACCGGGAACACCCACACCGGCACCAACACCGGTGGCAGCAGCGCCAGCGGCGCAGTCAGAGGCAGAGCTGAGAAGTGAAGTCGAACGCCTGACGCAAGCCAACACTGTCCTACGCACGAAGTACGACGCGGAGGTACCGCGGCAAGCAAGAGAGCTGGCGGAAGCGAAGCGTCGAGCGGACGAGGCAGAGGCGAAGTTGCGAGAGCAAGCGGAAGGCCAGCCCCCGAAGGTCGAAGGACTGACGGACGAAGAACGGCTGATGATGGGCGAGGGCGGGATCACCGCCACGACCAAGATCGTCGACGCAAGGCTCAACGCCAAGCTCGACGAGCTGCTCAAGCCGGTCAACGACAAGCTGACCTATCTGCAACGCATGAATGAGCGCACGTACCGCGAGCGGATTGCCGAGCGCGTTCCTGGCTGGCAAAGCCAGAACGAAGATCCCGGCTTCTATGCGTGGTTGCAGCAGCTCGATCCCGCGACCAACAGGCTACGGCACGAACTTCTCAATGAGGCTGACGCGGCCATGCAAGGCAACCGCGTTGCCGACATCTTCCTCGCGTACACGGAGAAACGAGAAATTGGGGCTGGCGTTTCCAGGGCTCCGAGCCCTTCTCCCGAGGCTTCGCGTCAAGGCGATCCACCGCCACCGGCGCTTGAGAACAAGGGGAAGATTTGGACGCGCGGTGAGATCAAGCAGTTCTACCGCAACAAGGGCCGGATGAATCCCGACGAAGCGCGGCAAATGGAACAGGACATTTTCGCCGCCAACAACGAAGGGCGCATTCGGGACTGACCCGATCGCCTCGTTCTCGCGGCTCACAGGAGAACGGGCAATGAAACGCAACATCATCATGGCGTGGCTCAACGCGGCGCTGGCGTGGCTGCTCGAGCCGTTCAAGACCTACGCCGAGCGCATGTTCGTGCTGAACATCGTCGCCTCTGCGCCTGGGCATCCGGTCTACTCGGGTACGTTCATCCCCGAAGTGTGGTCGGGCAAGCTGGTCGAGAAGTTCTACGACGCGACCGTGTTCGGTGAGATCGCAAACACCGACTACGAGGGCGAGATCTCGAAGATGGGCGACAAGGTGCATATCCGCACCGTTCCCACCATCCAGATCCACGACTATCAGAAGGGCGGCACGTTGCAGATCCAGCGCCCCGAGTCGCCGAACGTCCAGCTCAACATCGACAAGGCCAAGTATTTCAACTTCATCGTCGATGACATCGACCGCTTCCAGAGCGACATCGCGCTGATGGATGAGTGGTCGGGCGACGCCGGCGAGCAAATGAAGATCGTTGTCGACACGGACGTTCTCGGCAACATCTACGCCGACGCGCACCCCGACAACAAGGGCATCACGGCCGGCAAGCGTTCGCACTCGTACAACCTGGGCGGCGTCGGCGCGCCGCTCGCGATCACGAAGGCCAACGTCATCGACTTCCTGGTGGACGCGGGTTCGGTCGCGGACGAGCAGAGCTGGCCGGAAACGGGCCGGTGGATGGTGCTGCCGGTCTGGATGCGGAACTACCTGATGAAGTCGGATCTGAAAGACGCCAGCATCACCGGCGACGATCGCTCCGTGATGCGGAACGGCCGCATCGGGATGATCGACCGTTGGATGCTGTACGTCAGCAACAACGTTCCGACCGTCGTTGACGGTGCCGACACCGTGTACTACGTGATCTTCGGCCACAAGTCGGCGCTCACGTTCGCATCGCAGATGACCGAAATGGACAGCCTCAAGGCCGAGTCCACCTTCGGGACGCTGGTGCGCGGCCTCAACGTCTACGGGTACGAAGTCATCAAGCCCGAGGCGCTCGGCTACGGCTACTGCAAGAAAGGGTAATCCGGCGCGCTGATCGCAGCCGAGAGCTGCACCCGGATCGACACCACACAACGAATCGAAGGAGTTGCAATGAACGCACCGAAAATCGTGAGCTTCACCCACATGGCGACCTACCGCCGCGTCGGGGATCGGCTCAGCCTCAAAGAGCGGCTGCTCTCGCTGTTCCAGCCGAAGAAGGACGCACTCGATCGCTACATGCACGCCATCGGCGGAATGATGGCCGTGACCTACCCGTACATCAACGGCCGCAGCGGAAACGCCCAGGCCGGAGCCAACCCGCCGTACTCGGCCGGGGTGCTCGGGATCGCGGAGATCAAGCTCGACTTCGCGGCGATCGCGGCAGCGCGAGCTGCGGCCGGTCAAGCGGCGCTCGGCGCAGCCGACGTACTGCAACTGCTCAACGCGCCGAAAGGCATGTGGGCGGTGGCGGCGGTGGTCGAAGTCACGAAGGCAGAGGGCGCGGCCGGCACGATGGACATTGGCGACGGCGTGACCCCCGGCGGCTTCATCGCCGCGGCGAACCTGAACGCGCTCGGCTTCACGACCAGCATGGGTACCGCCGCTGCGTACTCGGTGGCGGTCGGTGGCGGCAAGCTCTACGCCGCCGACGACACCATCGACGCGGTGCTCAACACCGCGGCCATCGACGTAGCCGTTGCGCGACTCGCAAC